TGAGACAGGTGATTTTCTAAAGCTCCAAGACGAAACAAAGGACGTTCTACGCTACTTCGCCAGTCGTGATGATAGCGGGAACTTCCTATTTTCAACCTGGTTGTACGGGGCTATTAAGAAACACGGCAAAACAACCATCTGTGCGGGGTTAGGGTTATGGTGGGCGTGGCAGATACCCAACGGGCAGGTGTATGTTATCGGGAACGACCAGAAACAGGCAGATAGCCGATTATTCCGTGTGATTGAGTATGCCTGTAAAAATCACCCGATTATGAAAAACCATGTCAAGGTGATTAACTACAAAATTACCCTGAGTAACGGTACAATCATCGAATCCCTCCCGTTAGACCCCACAGGCGAGGCGGGGATGAACCCGACCGCGATTATATGGACAGAATCCTGGGGTGCGAAAGGTAAGAAAGCCGATCTCATGTGGACGGAAGCGACCCTATCCCCGTCACGGGCGGGGCAGTCGTTCCGTCTGGTTGAGAGTTACGCGGGGTATAAAGGCGAAAGCGTGGTACTCGAACGTCTGTACAATTCGGTCATTGCGGATGAGTATGTGGTACGCCCTGAAATTGAGCTATATGCTAATCCGGCGGCGGGTATCGTGGGGTATTGGCTGACACGCCGTATCCAGCCCTGGCAGCAGGGGGAATTAGCAGATCAGTATTATGCAGGCGAACGGGCAACAAAAACGCCTGAGGAATATGCCAGACAACACCTAAACCAGTGGACAACATCTGTTAACACCTTTGTTCCTTACGTCTGGTGGGAAGCCTGTGCGATTGACACTATGCCTGCGGGTTGGCAGGACAATTACATGGTTATTGCCCTGGACGCGGCGGTATCGGACGACTGTTTTGCCCTGGTCGGGGTAGTGAAACGCCATGATGACACAGCCAATACTAACACGTATTACGTTCCTCTAGTCAGGGTATGGGCACCACCACGCGGCGGTACGATTGATTTTGATGATGTGTATGAATACATTCTGCAATTGCGGGATCAATACAAAATCGCGTGTATCACCTATGACCCGTATCAGTTACACGATATGGCTACCCGCCTAGAGAAATCCGGCATATGGGCAGACCCGTTCGGGCAAGGCACACCTCGTCTAACAGCGGATAAAGCCCTCTATGACCGTATACGAGATAGACGGGTATTACACCTAGATGACCCACAGTTAAATGAGCATATCCGCAATGCCAATAGTAAGCAAAATGGGGATAAGCTGCGGATTGTCAAGTCAGCACACGATAAGAAGGTCGACGCGGCAGTGGCGTTAAGTATGGCTGTGGAAAAGGCGAATGAACTGAGTATCTAACCTCAGTATATCAGAAAGTTGGTATATATGCCCGAAGCGACAAAAAACAGCTTAAATGATGAAAGCCCCGCTTCATTGTACAGCGGGTATACATCATACTATAGCTTTACCCATAACGACCAATGGCTACTGCCATGGGGCGATCCCAGACGGGAGTACCAGCTGAGAGCGTTGTACTATAACCGCTACTACACGATGGTCACAGGCGCGTTAACGAACCTGATCTATCGCGTAAAACAAACGCCCTGGGAGTTACAAGGCGACAAAAACCTAGCCCGCCATTACACCGAACTGTTGCAAAATGCACAGTATGGGCAGGGTTGGGATGCGTTCTTAAGCGCGTTACTCAGAGACTACCTTGTGCAGGATATTGGTGCGTTTGTAGAGGTGATCGGACGTGGCGCACCAGATACCCCACTCACAACGCGGGTAGAGGGCATAGCGGTGTTGGATGCCTGCCGTGTGTACCCCACAGGTAATGCAGAATTTCCGATTTACTACCGTCCACATCGTAGTAATGCGCTGGTTAAGGTGCATCAAAGCCGCGTTATCCGTTTGGTTGATATGCCCAGCAGCGATCCATACTACAGGGGCTTGGGGTTTAGTGCTATGTCGCGTGCGGCTTCAATTGCCCGCATTAATGCCCTGGCAATGCAATATAGAGAGGAGAATTTAGACGATTTGCCCCCTTCAGGCATATTAGCAATTAGCGGCGTAAGCAGCCAGCAGTTTAATGACGCATTGAAACGATTTGAACTCGCCCGCAATTCACGCGGGCAGGATGTATTCAAATCACTACTCAATCTGATGTCGATTAACCCGAATAGTGACGTAAAGGTGCAGCTTACCCCGTTCCGGCAGGTCGGCGAATTAGAAGTTGACCCACAAAAAGACGCAATCATGTTGGCATTGGCTATCGGTGACGACCCCAGCGAGATATACCCGCTGACTTCAATGGGGTTGTCAGGTGGGTTACAGGCGGCTTACCAACACGCTAAGGGCAAGGCGAAAATTCTAGGCAATCTGCTAACCATGCTGACCCGCGCCATTAACATATTCGTATTGCCGGAAATATTAGAGTTTGAGTGGAAGTCGCGGGATACTGAGCAAACCAAAGCGGAAGCGGAAACGGCGCAGGTGTGGGCGGCTGTCACACAAGGTGATGTTCAGCAGGGTGTGATTAGCCGAGACGAAGCGCGGCGTATTCGCGTTAATACCATCCCTGCTTACAAGGATGTTCTAACCGACGAAGACGGCAACGTGCGGTTAATGGATGCTGATAGGCTGGCTGAGGGTCAGTTAGAAGTTGAGCCTGAAGAACCTGAAGACGACGAACCAGACGAAATTATCATGCAGGATGATAGCCCCGATGCTGCCTCACAGAAGGACATCGGAACGACACGGCGCGCCTTTGAACGCGATATGAATGACCTGCTTAATCAGGCGTTGAACGGTAACATTGAGCGACGGCGGTTTGGTATCGTGCTGCGGGCGTTAATATCCAGACACGGGCGGGCAGCGTATCGTGATGGGTTGCAGGCAGGTGGTGTTGACCCTGAGGACATTAGCGAGGATGACCTAGCCGAGATCAACCGTCTGATAGCAGCGCAATCAACCTATGTTACACAGTTGGGCGCGGCGATCTTCCGACGGGATGCGGTCAGCCAAGCGCAGGCGGGGGTTAAACCCGCCCTATGGTTTAATAAGAGCATCACACCCTTCTACGACGCGGGGCTATTAAGCGCAAACCGCAACGGCTATTACGAGTGGCAGCTGGGACTTACTGAGGATCATTGTAGCACGTGTCTAAGCCTGAATGGGCAGATACATCGCCTCAAGGATTATCACAGACGTAATTTACTACCGAAATCGGAAGAATTAGAATGTGGAGGCTGGCAATGTGACTGTCGATTAATCCCACGCGAGAACACCCGCGCTAGAGGAAGGTTTCCGTCATAATGCCTTACGAATTACGGCGGCAAGGTAGGCGATACTGCGTTTATAAGGCTGGGGAACGTGACCCGTTAGCTCCTGGCTTTTGGGCGTGTTTAGACTGGAATAGGGCAGGTGAAAAATGATGAATTTCTTTGACCGCGTAAAGGGTATCTTCAAAGGGAACGATGAGGATATTGAAGGCGGGGTATTTAAGTCACTTGGCGGCGGGTACTGGTACGCGGCATATAGCAATAATTTCAAGGACCTCGATAATGAAATTATTAGCCAAGCGGCGCATGATCGCTATGTACAGCGCGTCAAGGCGGGGTTAGTGGAGCTGCCCGAATTGTGGCTAGAGCACACCCCAGGAACACGACACGGTAAGGCGGTCATGGTCGACACCTTAGATCATATCGTCTTTGCCGTTGGCAAATTTGACGACACGCCCGAAGGGCGTAGTGCTGAGAAATACTACACCGAGCGGGGTAGTAAACAATTCCGGTTATCTCATGGCTTCACGTATCCGTTAGGGGCGTTTAAGGACGGGGTGTACCATGATATTAACACATTTGAAATATCCGTGTTAGAGGTTGGTCAGGCAACGCCCGCTAACCCATTCACATCATTTGTATCTATTAAGGAGTTGGAAGATATGCCTATTACTGACGAGAAGCGGGCGTATTACGAGCGCGTTCTTGGTAAAGAAGCCGCTGATAAAGTGGCGAGACTTGCCGAGAGTGACGAGCGTAAAGCGCAGAAGTTAGCCGAACTTGGAGCGGCTTATAAGGGGTTTGCTGATGTAGAAGCACTCGAAGCACCTGCACAGGAAACCGCCGACATGGTTATCAACATTGAGGGCTTGACCGAACTCTTTGAGGCTATGGAGTTCCTCATGGAACGCCAGGACAAGACCGAAAAAGCGGCATCCGGCATGGCAACGGCTGTTAAAGCGCGTGACGAATGGCAGGCAAGCGTTGAAGCCAAAATTGACGCGGCAATTAAGCAGTTTAACGAAGTCACGGCAGCTGTTAAAGCACTGATTGAAGCACGCCCGAAGTCGGTTAATGACCTTGAAGGCAGTGTGCGGGATAGTGAAGCTGAAGCACAGATTGAGAAGCAGACAACTGACCCCATTACTGGCGGTGGGTTTTGGACGGCAGAAGAACTTAAGGTAGGGGGTAATTAGTAATGACTGTCACTTTTAGCGAAGAACAAGTGCACGCCCTTATGGGCATGTCGCAGAAGAATAACCCGCATGGCACGTTGGGGCTGTTTGGGACAAACGTTGAGCCATCTATGCCCTGGGCTATTCCGCTGCCGGAAACACTGGCGACAAAACTTGACATTGTGCCAAGCAATAACGTGAACGCCATTGTTGAAACCTTCACATCACAAACAGTGGCAAGCGGTGAAAACGCCGCGAACGCCTGCGATGTTTCCAGTCTGCCGACACCTGGGCTTCTGGCGGTTTGTCGTCAGATAACACCCTACGGTGAATTTATGGCGAAAACTCAAGAATTGAACGCAACCGATAGCAACGTGCGAACAAGTGTAGCAGATATTAACCGTACTTTGCGGAATAACCCCATGCGGGCTACCTCTCCGTTGATCCCCGCCCCGCCGAATGGTGTGCTGGATGTCAATAGCCTGTGGGGTAAGGCAAGCATGGCATTTGGGCGGTTTGCATCCCTGGCGTTTAGCCACGTAGCTATCCAGGGCAGCAAGGCAAACACGGGCGCGGGTGCGCGGTTGGGCTTTATTACCGAGTTTGATGGTATTGACCAGCTTATTAAGACAGGCTATGTCGATAGCATTACCTCTACCGCCTGCCCTGCGGCTGATAGCTACGTCAATTCGACTGGCGGCGCGTTGGATGCGACACGTATGGGTTACATCATTGACGCTTACCGCACCCTGAAGCTGCGTGCTACTCAGGTAGCCATGCCTGGGGTTGAATGGGCAATTGTTCTTAGCCCAACCATGCGCGACCTCATCTTCGATACCTGGGCGTGCAACTTCGCCACCGTGAAATGCATTAACACCGCGAACATGCGCTATGATGGTTATGCAACCGCCGAACTGCGCGACATGATGAAGTCCGGTTCATACGTCATGATTGACGGCGAAGAAGTTCCTGTGATTTTTGATGACGGCGTGGCTTACACGGTGAATAGCACGACTGGCGTTTATACGTCTGATGTGTACATCGTGCCGCTGCGCTGGATGGGTACACCGCTCACCTATATGGAATACCAACCGTTCCGTTTGGGCAGCCAAGTGCCTGACGACTTAGCAGCGTTCCAGTCGGTGTATGGTCACGAAATCGAGTTTGTTAACAACGGATTCTATATCGGCGGCATGGTGCGGAGCGGTGCGTTTTGCGTAAGCCGCGTGTTCTTCAACCGTACCCGCCTGCGTATGGATTATCCGTTCCTGGCGGCACGTGTTGACGACATCACCTACACCCCGACCATTACCTACCGCGATCCTGACAGCTTCGCAGGCGGTGGTGTGACTGGCGCGACCACAGCGCGGTAAATCATGCTAACGGTTGTTATTCCTTACATAGATAAGGATGCACATTTAATGGAGCGGGCAGTGGCTTCGGTTACTGCCCAAACCATCCCGACGCGGGTTATTCCTGTGCATGACAAAGACCGCCGTAACCCACAATGGGCGCGTAACACGGGGTTAGCACAGGTTAAAACCCCGTTTGTGACGTTCTTAGATGCCGATGACGAACTCCTACCGACCTTTGCCGAAATGACTCTAAACGCTTACCGGCTTAATCACTATGTCTATACCGATTATTACTTTGGTAGCGACATCAAACGGTTAGAGGATGATAACGGACGTTACCCGCATGGGGTAGTAACGCGGGTTATCCGTACCGACACGGCTAAGGCGGTTGGCGGGTTTGATGAAAGGCTGAAACGACTAGAGGATACCGAATTCTGGCTAAGGGTACGCGCTAGGGGTATTTGTGGCGTGCATGTAGCCGAGCCTTTAATGATCTATAACAAGGGTGGTCAACGCTCTACCAGTCATCAGGATAGAGAACAACTAATCAAAGAGATTAAAGAGTTAATAGGACGGTATAAAATGGGCTGTTGTGGCAAACCTGCACAAGTCGATTATGCGCCGAAAAATGAGAAATTTGAGGGTGCGGTACTGGCAACGGCAACCTGGCAGGGTAACAGAACGGTTGTTGGGAAATACTCAGGACGTAAATACCCACGCACAGCATACCCTAAGCAAATCTGGGTAGATCGGCGCGATTTAACAATGCCTGAATTTGAGGCGGTTATCATTCATGAGCAAATTGCAGAAACCCCTATTATTGAAAACACCGCCATTGACGAACCGCAGGAAGAAACGGTTAAGAGCGATACAATCGACCTTGAAACACTTACAAAAGATGAAATTAAAGCGTTACTGGATGAGACCGGAACATCATACAAGAGCAACGCCACGAAAGCGGAATTGATCGAGTTATACAATGAGCACCTTGATTAATACCCTGGCGTTAGTGCTGGCAACGTGGCGGTTGAGCCACATGCTAGTACATGAGCAAGCACCCTTCCGGTTAGCAT